ACTGTTGATACTCGTGCAGTGTATGGTATGCAAGGTCGTGAGATGATGAATTGGCTCACACACTTACAGCATATCCGTGAAAAGAATGTTATCTTTGTAGGCATTCTTGACGAGAAAGTTGATGAATATGGACGTAAACTATTTGAGTTACAAATAGAAGGTTCAAAGACGGGTCGTGAATTGCCAGGAATTGTTGACGAAGTTATTACAATGGCAGTTATGACAGGTGACGAGAATACAGGCACATATCGTGCTTTTGTATGTCAGACGTTGAATGAATGGGGTTATCCAGCGAAAGATAGATCGGGCAGACTCGATGTATTGGAAGAGCCACACTTAGGTAAACTTTTGACTAAAATGAGTGGTGGAAAGATTCAGTCAGAGAGACCTTTGACTTTTGTAAATCCATCTGAACAATCTAGTAATGAAGGAGTGACTAATAATGCTTGACTTAAATCAAATAACCCCAGATGAGGGTAACGACTTCGCTTTAATTCCACACGGAACTATTGCTCGTGTAATCATGCACATTAAACCGCAAATGGATGGTGTTTCTATCCCAGACTTAGCTAATGATTCTATCTTCAGACAATCAGCTACTACGTCAGCTAAATGGATTGAATGTGAATTTAATATCATTGGTGGTCAATTTGACAAACGTAAAGTTTGGCATAACATATTTTTTGATGGCGATAAAAAGAATCCAAGTGGTGTTTCTATGTCCAGAGAAATAGGTTTGCAAAGTTTACGAAAAATTGTTGATAGTGCAAAAGGATTAGTTCCTTCAGATATGTCTCCAGAGGCTAATGCTAAAAGACAAATATCTGGACTTGAAGCCTTAAATGGCATGGAGTTTTGTATCAAAGTTGCAGTTGAAAAAGGTACTAACGGGTATGATGACAAAAATAAAATGTTGTCACCTGTTACGGTTAATCAAGAAGGTTATATTGGTGGGGGCAATGCTCCGCAAGCACAAGCACCATCACAGCCATCTTCTCCTATTCAACCACAAGGGCAACAGCAACATTCTGGTGTTAAGCCTTCTTGGGCTTAATATAGGTTTTACGAATATCTAGCGGCAAGACTGACCTTCGTCTGCTAGAACTCGTTTGGGTAGCACGAGTGCCGTAAAGCTACCCATTTCATCATCTAGCAATGAGGGAACTATGATACTTAGACCATACCAAGAAATAGCAGTTGATGACGCATCAACAGCATTAAACAAACACAAAAACACTATCGTTGTTGCACCAACGGGAGCGGGTAAAACTATTATGTTGTCCGCTTTAATTGGTAAGCGATATAAAAAGAACAACAAAGTATTAGTTATTCAACACAGAGACGAACTTGTCAGACAGAATGCAGAGAAGTTTTCTCGTGTTAATCCAAACATATCCACAAGTATAGTTGACGGATCAGAAAAGGATTGGTCTGGACAATCTATATTTAGCATGGTGCAGACGCTTTCAAGACCGAACAATTTAGATAATATGTGTAAATTTGACATGGTTGTGATTGATGAAAGTCATCATGCCATAGCAGAAACCTATCAAAGAATTATTAACAGGGTCAAAGAAGCGAACAATTCTGTTGAGATTGTTGGCTTTACAGCCACTCCTAATCGTGGAGATAAAAAAGGTTTAAAGACCGTATTCAATAATTGTTCGCATCAGATAGAAATAGGAACACTAATCCGTGAAGGATTTCTTGTGCCACCAAAGACATTTGTTATCGATGTAGGTGTTACAGAAGACTTACAAAATGTTCGTAGAACTGTGTCAGACTTTGACATGGGTGAAGTTGAACGGATTATGAACAAGCGAGCTATCAATGAAAAAGTTATAGATGAATGGAAAGACAAGGCTGGTGATAGAAAAACAGTTGTGTTTTGTTCTACAGTTGTCCATGCACAAGACGTTTGTGACGAGTATCGAAGATCAAATGTAAGAGCAGAAATTGTCACAGGAGAAACTCCGTCAGAAGAACGAAAACAAATACTACATGACTTGGAGCATGGAGACATACAAGTTGTGGTTAATGTGGCTGTTCTTACAGAAGGGTTTGATGCTCCACCTGTCAGTTGTATTGTATTAACAAGACCGTGTTCATACAAATCCACAATGGTTCAGATGATTGGTCGTGGCTTACGAACAATAGATCCAGAAGAGCATCCAAATGTTATTAAGAAAGATTGTGTGGTTTTAGATTTTGGAACTAGTGTACTTACACACGGATCATTAGATGAAGGTGTAAATCTTGAAGGAGCTGAAGCTCAAAGATCAGGAGAAGCTCCTGTTAAAATATGCCCTAGTTGTCAGTCAGAAGTGCCATTGTCATCTCGTGAATGTGCGATATGTGGTCATGAATTTGGAGCGGAAGGCAAAGAAGCATTAGAAGATTTTGTTATGACAGAAGTTGACCTTATGGATAGATCGCCTTTCCGTTGGATTGATCTCTTTAATAATGGTCGTTGCATGTCCGCTAGTGGCTTTAATGGGTTTGGTATGGTTGCACATTTAGATGACATATCTGTAGCTGTTGTAAAGCGAACAGGAGGCAAGTTAAGGGTAGTTAGTGTTGGTACTAAAGAACAAGCCATTGCATCTGCTGATGACTTTCTAAGGCAGATTGAAGATAGTGATGCCGCTAAGAAGGGAAAGAGATGGTTGAATGAAGCTGTAACACCTAAACAATCACAAGCCCTAAATCGTTTTGGTGTTTCGGTTAAAGCTGTTGATTTCAGTTGGAACAAGTATCGAGCGGCTTGCTGGTTAAACTATGTGTGGAACAAGCAACAGATAGACGAAAAGATTATAACCATAGGAGAAAATAATGAAGCGTAAGCAAGCACTAAAAAAAGCCGAACAATTAATAACAGGAGACCGAGCTAAAGATTATGGAGACGCTTATCAAACCCATGAGAGCATAGCTAAAATGTGGTCTGTGTTGTTGGGTAAAGAAGTAACAGTACATGATGTTTATCGGTGTATGATTGCAGTTAAATGCGTAAGGTTAACACACACTCCAAAGCATGAAGATAGTATGCTTGATATAATCGGTTACGCATCTTTAGCTATGGAGGCTATGGATGGCAAGCATTAGAGTGGATTATACAATCTTCTATGAAGAAGACTATAAAGAAAAGAAAGGTAAACTTTTTGTTCCTATAGATATGGACTGCGATCAACAAGAGCTAATAGATTGCGTCCATGATGCTATATTAGACACTTGTGAAGATGATGATGATGTTATTGGCGGATCAGCCGTAATTTATTATTTTGGAAATAAAATAGATTTGCAATTTCAAGTTGAGGAGAATGAAGAATGTCAGACAACCATCCACTAAAGATTTTTGGTCGTATTTGTGAACAAATAGGTTGGGATAAAAAACTATCAGATTTGTCAGAAGACGAAGTTGTTGGTATAGTATCTAACATACAGCTTTCAGCTAATGTAGACGATTTGTATGATGGAGAATATATTGCTCGTATCCACTTTCAATACTCAGATAAAACATGGAATGGAGACGACCTTGCCCCATTCTAAACAAATAATACAAAACATATCAGATGTCCTTGATGAAGCAATCTTAGCTGAAAATAGCAAACGTAAAAAAAGAACTTATCTTGGTGGCTCGTCTCTTGGCGAATCATGTTCCAGAAAAATACAGTACAGATACTTAGGAACTGAGTCTGATGAGGGTCGTGATTTTACCGCAAACACATTGAGAATCTTTCAGTTTGGACATGAAATTGAAGATTCAGTTGCACAATGGTTAAAAAATGCTAACTTTGATTTGCGTACAGAAGACAAAAAAGGCGAACAATTTGGCTTTTCTATCGCAGACGGGGAGATTAAAGGTCATATAGATGGTGTAATATGTGGAGGTTCTGTTGACATGGGGTATCCGTGTTTATGGGAGAATAAGTCAGCCAATGATAAAAAGTTTAGAGAATTTATGATGAAGGGTGTCGCAAGAACTAATCAAGTTTATGCCGCTCAAATAGCTTTGTATCAAGCCTATATGAACCTAACAGAATACCCATGTTTGTTTACAGTATTAAATAAAAACACAAGCCAGATATACTACGAACTCGTGCCATTCAATAAAAACTTGGCACAAGAGATGAGTGATAAAGCAGTAAATATTTTAGAAGCCACAAAAGCAAAAGAAACTTTGCCAAGAGTAGCGTTTTCAAAAGATTTTTTTGATTGTAAGTGGTGTGAATTTCAAGATAGATGTTGGAGTTAAAATAGACGACATTATAATGTTAGAGAAAATAATGTCGCCTAACTTCAGCCAATGAAGGTAAGGATAATATAATGAGTATAGTAAGACTTGGCAATACAAATCGTGAGTTAAACTCACATCAATTGGTAGAACTAATAAGTGAAAAAGTTCCACCAGAAGTACAGATAGATGAGTTGCGAAACACATACCCCAACGGGGTTATTCGTGGTGATCAGTTTTCTATCGGTTCTTTATCAGGAGAAGCTGGGCAATCATTAAAGATAGATATTAATCCACGATCTCCATACTTTATGAAGGGTCAGGACTTTAACGGTTCATCAGGTATCGGGGGTATTGTAAAGATATTAATGGAAGGTCGAGGTATGAGACTTCCTGAAATCAAAGAATTGTTCGGTTCTTATCTGGATAATACGCCTGGATTTGTTCGAGATACAGAAGCTCCTCCTCCAGTTATAAATACATCTTTACGACAACAAATAAATATAAAAACTCCTTTTGATAGCGAACATTTGTATCTTAGTTTAGATGGCGAAATTATTTGCATGGTTAGACGATACAACATGCGTGATGGTGCGGGTAATCCTACAATGGATGATCATGGCAAGCCTAAGAAAGAGTTTCGTCAGTTTACGGGTAACAATCCCTATCCTAAAATGCCTGATGTCAGACCTTTATATAATATACCGAACATTTCCGCTTCAGATAAAGTTATCTGGGTCGAGGGCGAAAAGTGTGCTGATGCTTTGAATGAGATGGGATTTACAGCCACATGCACTATGGGTGGTGCGGGAATGTTATCTCGAAAGTCATCTAGTCAGTTTGACTTCTCTCCGTTGCATGGCAAAGAGTTAGTTATATGGCCAGATAATGATAATGCAGGTAAAAAGGTAGCTGAACTTGTTCAGGATTTAGCTATGAATGCAGGTGCTAGGTCAGTAACAATGTTGACTCCACCAGCGGGTAAGCCTGAAAGATGGGATGCCGCAGATGCAATAGCAGAGAGCTTTGACATCGGTAACTTTCTTAACACAACAATAAAACACACTAAGAGAAGCATAAATTTACTGGACGATAGTTTATTAATTAATCGTTTTGAGGGTCAAGCACCCGAACAAAAGTTCTTAATCGGAGATACAATTCCTCTGGGTGTACCAATAATATTTTCAGCCGCAGGAGATGCGGGTAAAGGTATGATGACTTTGGATCTGGCTATGAAAGTAGCAAGTGGACAGCCTATGTCTAATGCTTTTGGCAGTGAGATTACTGAATTTGGTAATGCCATTATCTTTACAGCGGAAGATGATGAAGGCGAAATGCACAGAAGAATTGAACGATTAGATGAGGAAAATGCTCGTTTTAATTATGAGCATGAACTTCGTATTGTATCGTTACCTAATGTTGGAGGTGTGTTTCCTATCCTACAAGAAACTCATGATGGTTATAAAACGAGTGTAGAATTTGAAAAGATATATGCACAAATTATACAGATGAATAATTTAAAGTTGATCGTATTTGATCCGTTGGCATCATTCGTTCACGCTGATGTTAATTCTGATCCAGCAGCAGGAGCTGCACTAACTGGTTTACTGGCACAAGTGGCTACAGAAACTGGAGCTTCGGTAATGATGTGCCATCATATGACAAAAATAAAAGATGACGTTGCAGTATCGTCTCCAGAACAAGCAAGAAACATGATTCGAGGTACGTCTGCTTTAGTTGATGGTGTTCGTTGTGCTTTTGCTATCTGGCAAGTGGATGAAGCTACTGGTCGTAGACGTTGCCAAGATTTAGGTATTGAATATCAAAGAAATAGATGCTTTGATGGAGCAGTTGTTAAGTCAAACGGACCTGCAAGGCGAGATATAAGACACTTTGTTCGTGATATGAACTCTGGATTACTGGATGATAGGTCAGATGATATAACAAGGTTACATTCGGGAAGTAATCGGGAGATTAAAAAGGATGCTTTATTTGTTTGGATTTCAACGTGTGAACGGGAAGGTAGAGCTTTGACACAGCAATCAGGAGCTGATGCAATCTTGCAACGTATGAGTGCCGATCCAGACGCACCAAGAACTTTGGATAACTGTACGCAAAGAATGGTTGATGGAATTGTTCGGGAACTACTATCGGAAGGCAGGATCGGGAAGTATTCGTTTAGTCGGTCAGGTGGTCGTAAGTGGCTTGGAACTACAGAAGGCGATATGAGTCGGGGCGAATATGAGGCAACAACAGCAACGGAGAATCTATAATGTTACTAGCGGATGGTTTTGAAGGTGCTTTTATCGGAGTGTCTACTAGATGTGGGCAACCAACATTAGCTGTTTATGATGCGAACAAATGTTTGCAAATATTAATTGATCGTGATGATATGACTCATGAAGAAGCGTTAGAATATTTTAATTTTAATGTTATCGGGGCTTGGGTCGGAGAAGAAACGCCTTTGTTTCTTGAGTCTATGTCATTGATTGAAGCGTGTAACTTAGATGGGGGAGTAAACGATAATGAGTGAACAAAGCAGAAGAAGAACTTGGCAAGTAACGGAAAAACCTGATAACATTCGGAACAATTGTTCGCATTGTGGTACTGATCGGGCTTCATATTCAAAAGATAATGGGGAAAATTGGTTTTGCTGGGGTTGTTATCCTGAAAAAGACGAATGGTATTTGCAAAATGAGTAACGATTATGCGAACAATTATAACGCTGTAAGAAAAATATACAAAGACCTGCGATCCCAAAAAAGAGAAATTGATCCAGCCGAACAATTCTTCGATGATGACCCTGATGCCGAAAAAGAAATTGAATACGGCAAGGTTCAAAAAAATATCACCCATGTAGAAACAAGAAGTGTAATAGACGAATTTTAATTTATTTTTTTTATTGACATTGTAGTTATGATTACATATATAAACTATATAAGTCTATCGTAAGGAGGATAAAATGGAAAAACCAATTCTAGCAAGTGAACTAATTACCGCTCTTGGAGATGCTAAAAAGAATATACTTGGATGGCATGGCGGGAAGTATGCAGAGGGCATGAGACGTAACGTACAGACTGAAATTGTTACTGCTCAAAAATTTGTATTAGGAAAAGGTCTAATTGAACATGCAGTGCAAGCAAGCATGTCAAAACCTGAAATACTTTTTAATATGTTGGAGCGAGGTATACCCCCATTTAATTCTTTATGGATTGAGTGGGATGAGCCTTATCGTCAAGAACTATTACAAAAGATTCATACTAACAATGGCAAAAAATATGATTTAGATGAAAAAATTATGCCCGTTGGTTATCATGTTCTTAAACATAATGACGATTACATTTATTCTTTATACACAAAATATGAAGCTGATAATAAAAAATATATGGTATCGCCACAAATTGGTTTTAGCATTGATAATGAAAAACCATTTAGTAGATTAGACCAAGAAGCATTAGAAGAAGAAATGTCTGAAAGTGAGTGGCTAAAAGCATCATGGCAATCTACAGAGGCATATCTTGGCAGTTGGTATGTTCGAGAGTATGGACAAAATGGAACTAAAAAAGATAAATACTATTTAGACCTTATTCGACAACGTATTACTACAACTCAAACTGCATCTATGCATTGGATGGTAAGTCAAGATAAGTTTGACTACGGTTGGGATAAGAGGGAAATGAGTAAATTCATGGAAATCTCTTATAATGTCATGGAGGGAGATGCGAGGTTTATGATCGCATTGCTTGGGTTGTTAAACTACGATTTAATCGCTACAGAGACGGTAAACCCACCAAGAGAAATAGATCACATAGCATTTGGTCGTAAAGTGCCTAAGAACGAATATAAGGTCGTTACAATCAACTTGCCAAAGCCTAGAGGAAAGCGAGTTTATTCCCGTATGTTTACGGGTCAAGGATCGCCAAAGCGAGAGCATTGGAGACGAGGACATTGGAGGGTTCTTAAAAATAAGCAGGGTAATGTGCTTAAAAGAATTTGGATAGATCAAATGAAATGTGGAAATGCAGAGTTAGGCAAGATTACACATGATTATGTCTTAAATAAAAAAGATGCTTGACATTGTAGTAATGATTGCATATATATAAGTTATAACTTTATAAGGAAAAAAGATGATATATTTAGCATATGGTGCAAACCTAAACAAAAGAAACATGGCAGTTAGATGTCCAAAGGCAGTTGCTTTAAATGGAACTAAGTTGCATGGATATAAATTAGTATTCAACAATGTAGCAAGCATTGTGAAATCAGAAGGCGATCATGTTGAGGTTGCTTTATGGAATATAACCGAACAATGCGAAAAAGCATTAGATAGGTTTGAGGGATTCCCGAATCTATACAGAAAAGAAATGCTTGAAGTCGATAACTTGACTGTAATGTCATACATAATGAACTATGGCGGTAAAGCAGTGCCAAGTAAAAACTACTTTGATTCTATTAGATCAGGTTATAGTGATTTCAATTTAAATACCGAACAATTAGTAAGAGCGGTATTAGAAGCTTATGATTATGAAAAAAATATGGGCAACATTATTCCCGTTACAAGAAAAAGGAGAGGTGGGAGACAATGGGATTAAAAATTGATATTAGTGCTTGACACATGGTATTCAATACTTATATAACTATAAAGAACTATCTTAACTAGCAAGGAAGGAAAGTAAAATGACTAAAAAAACAGAATGGGAAATAGATAGAGATAAAGCAGATGCTTTAAAAGCAAAGGCTATAAAGTCTCTTTCAGAAGATCAATTAAAAGCAATCAATAGAACATATAAAGCAATAGAAGATGCTTTGCATAATATTAGAGAGATGGAAGATCTTTATCTATCAGACATAAGAAATTTAGATAATGCTTTTTGGACACTTAAACATCAATTTAATTTGGGGGATAATTAAATGAGTGCAATTAAATTAACGGGTGTATTCAACGAAAACAAATCAATCGTTGATAAAATCAAAAAGCATATCGCTACTGAAATGCAAGAATATAAAGAATATATGGATTCTGATTATGAAGACAGTTTTCAAGATGCTTTGTATGAGGGCAGAGCAGAGTATGCTGAAAGTTTATTAAAGCAAATAAATGAATGGGAGAAGTCATAATGATCGCTTGTGATGGGTGTGGAGAAATGAAAGCATCATTTGATATCACTTTAATCCGACCTGACTATTATCGTTGCTACGAGTGTGACGAAAAACAACAACAAGAAATGGAAAAATTATATTATCCATTTTTTGAAAAAAGAAAGGCGAAAGTAAATGAGTAGATTATCAGATAAATTAATTGAAGTGGAATTGTTCGTAGGCGAGCAATTAGCTGACTACACAAATGAGCAGGTTTTACAGAAAGTAAAAGTAAAGTTTGGTTTTGATATGTATGTCGATCATGCAAAAGATTTACTACATGAATTTCAACAAGAAGTTAATTTGGAAAGAATGCAATCATGGTAAAAAGAATAGATATGGCATTGCACATACAAGAGTTGTGTGCAGTTGAAAAGATTTCCGTTAGCTATCAATCGCTGACGGAAACTACTCCTAGATATTCCGCTATTCCATCTAGGCGACACATAACCATTAGACCAACTAAAAACACGGGCTACTATGTGTCTGCCTTGCATGAAATCGGTCATATACTTGGCGATAATCAATCTCGTAATAACACGACAAAGGAGAAAGAAATTGGAGCATGGATTTGGGCAATGTTACAAGCGATTGTGTGGACTGAAACTGCTGATCGAGTCATGGCTAAAGCATTACAGTCTTATGGTGTGGAGCAAGTTGAAATCGATGAAATACAAAGATTGTGGAATCCATGCCACAGAGACGAGGAGCAAGATGTTGCTTAGTAGTAAATTAATCAGTTTGCATGTCTATCATGCTACTCCCAAAAAGAATGGCTTTGTAATTAAAGTCATTCGTATTTTGGATAAAATCAAACAATGGTAAAGCGAGCAAAAATTCATAGCACAAGTCGTGGTTGGGAGAAATCTCTTAAAAAATCTGCGAAGGTTAAACAACGACAACAGGAAAAGCGAAGAATTGTTCGGATATTAAAGGAGGATAAATAATGAATTTTGATAATTGTAAAGATTGTGGCAAAAAATTAAAGGCAGTACACCATTTAAGAACTTCTCCTAAATTATGTTCTAAATGTAGAACTTGGAGTGGTGGTGGAAATAAACAAAGCAATGAATTAAGGGAATTATGTAAAGAATTAATAAAAAAACCTACAAAACCCGCTGAAGATGAAATGTTTTTTGAAGATGATCCACGAGCAGAAAAAGAAAATGATTATGGTAGGATTGTTAAAAAAGCAACAGTCATATCTTATGGTGTTTCGCCTTTATCGGATATAATGACAAAAAATAACCATCATTTCTATAAACGAGGTTCTGCTAAAGATGGAGTTAGATACACATATAAAAAGGGGGAAGTAAATGGTTGAAATGCTAGTTGCCATATGTATTGTATGGGTTGAAGGACCTCCAGCTTTCGGTGGAGAAACAAAATGTATGTTTCATAAAAGCCAAGTGGAATATTTAAATATGCGTCAATGTAAAGATGATATTAAAAAAAGCGAACAATTAATAACATACAGTATATTTGACCATTATGGCGATGAGCCAATAAACCATATGGTTAAAGCATCATGTTTTGATGGAGTGTGATATGAGAAAACTACCTAAAGAAAAGTTTGTTATCCATTGTAAGGAAACAAAATATTATATGGTTGAAATCGAAGCTGATAATTACGATCAAGCCGTGAAACAATGGCAGAAAATAGCCAAAAGGCGGGATTACACAACATTGCATAGCAATATGGAAACGCAAAGCGTAAGCCAAGAGGTATAAAATGAAACTTAAAATTATTAATAAAAAAGAAAATCAACCTACACTTAAAGAAGCACAGGAATTTGTTGGTGGCTGGGTTGAAAGAATACTCTTAAAAAATGGCGATATAATGCTTATTGATGAAGAGGGTAAGTTAAAACAAAA